AAAGAAATCGAGCCTTCCACTGCTTCGCTTACGGTATCTGAGTTCTCAGACATGGTGGAGCAACTTTTACAGTACGCGCTAGAGAAGGGCTTGATCTGGACAGACGAGATGAAAGACGCTGAACTTGACTTAAGGAAGATCAATGTACACCAACAAAAAGTTGCTTGAGGCTTGTAGGCATCTGCCTTGTGGAGCGTGTTTTTGTGAGGACGGGACTGTAGTCGCTGCTCATAGAAATCAAGGCAAAGGCATGGGCATCAAAGTTTCTGATGCTTTAGTAGCATCCCTATGCTTTCGTTGTCACTCATACTTAGACCAGGGAAAAGAAATGTCTCGCGAAGAACGTCGAGACTTCTGGAACCAAGCGTACATAAACACAATGCAAGCAATGATCGAACGAGGGATATTAAAGGTGCAACATGGAACAAAGAACTGATGATTGGTACAAAGCAAGACTGGGCCACCTAACCGCTAGCAGAGCCTCAGACGCGCTTGCGAAACAAGGAACGGCTACGCGCAGGAACTATCAGATTCAACTCGTTACAGAGCGTCTGACGGGACTACAAAGCGATTCTTATACAAATACTTATATGCAATGGGGTACAGAGCAAGAACCTGTTGCCAGAGCAGCATACGAAGTCCACACAGGGCATTTCGTCGAGCAGACAGGTTTTCATACCCACAAGTCGATTAAGTGGCTTGGAGCGTCTCCTGACGGTTTCGCAGGGTCAGGACTGATTGAGATCAAGTGTCCCAACTCAAACACTCATGTTGATTACTTACTTTCTAAGGAGGTTCCCGCCAAATACAAACCACAAATGCTCACTCAAATGCTCGTGACAGGTAGGACTTGGTGCGACTTTGTTTCGTTCGACCCAAGGCTTCCTGAACATCTACAACTTTTCATCGTACGTTACGAGCCAAATCCGGAAGAGCTAACTAAGATCGAGGCTGATCTGGTTGCCTTTCTCAACGAAGTTACTCAAATGGAAGAAAAGCTATGCCAAAAGAACTGACAGGAAGTATCAGCAAGAACAAGAAGAAGGAGAAGGATGTGCACCCAGACTATCGAGGTTCAGCAATGATTAATGGGGTCGAATACTGGATCTCTGGCTGGGTTAACGAGGGTTCCGACGGAAAGTATTTGGGGCTAAAGTTCCAGCAGAAAGACGCGGAAGTAAGATCAACCAAAGTCGATGACGACGATTCAGTACCGTTCTAATGTTAAGCGTACACCACCAAACCATGCTGAAAAAGGCGTTTGCTAAAAGACCAGCAAACATTTCTGATGACTCTCCCGTACTTGAGAGAATCATTCATATCATCAAGTCTGAGGCTCCAGAGTGTTTCTGGAAGCCTACAGAGTTAGACAAAAGGAGGTTTTTCAATGCACCGAGGCCTGGGACTCCTCACGCTGATGCAGTCTATCCGTTCCCGAAAGGCCTTTTATGAGTTGGCAAGACTTGATAAAGGCTCAGACGAGGAAAGATCGTTTCCGACTCGTCGAGGAAATCTGGAGGGAACACGGCTGGATTCCGCCGTCAACCGAGTGCCCAGACACTATGGCAAAGCACAAAGCGTTTAAGGAGTGGTCGATCCGTGGAGTCGTGGATCAACCTTATCAAGAAAGTTAAGTCGTCTGATGTTGAGGAGATAGCGGCAGCGTACGAAAGTGCACTGCCGTTTGTCGTTCAAGACTGGGCGAAGATGATCCTGAAACTACCCAAAAGCAAACGACTTCCGATCATCGAGAAGATCGACAAAGTACACGGAGACAAGATCGGGCAAATGGTACGAGACGAGATTTTTGCCCAGCATAAAAGGCCTAAGACTTAGCCGGAGGAACAACACCCTTCACGCGCTCGAGACTCCTCATCCCAGCAATCCCTAGCATCCCGCTCAAAATAACCCATAGAGCGTCGGTATCCAGCATGGGAGGTGGTTTTACTTCCTGCGGGACGATCTGCTCTGCCTGCATCCAAGTCCATGCCCAGACCAAAAGCGGGTAAAGAAGAAACTGATAGAACATCGCGCCAGCACCAACCCAACCGATAGCAGGCCTCCAGCCAGCAACGAACATATTCTGATTGGCAGCCTCGACCTTATTCACTTCCATTTGACCAAGATCAATCGCTTGGTCGATACGCTTTGCCTCAAGCTCAAGCTCCATGCGCTCCTTGTCGGATGTATGCAGGTCTCCGATGACCTTACCGACCGAATCAACGATGGAAGAAATTCCCAACAGGTTCATAGCTTGAGCGTCCTGTTTATCCAACCTAACAAGAACTTTATCTGGCTTCGATCTCGCGTCACAATGTCTCGATAACGAGCGATCTTTGCTAACGCGAAATAAGCCACGAAGAGCTCAGGATTAGCTTGGTTGAGGGCTGATATGGTCTTAGGCCCGATCACGCCGTCTGGGGCCGTTTTAACGCATATCTGGGCAAGTTTGATGGACACAGGAACGCCAGCATTAACAGCAAAGTTAAAGATGGACGAGGCTATAACGTCATGCGTTAAATCGTCGCCTTTGATCTTGTCCCAAAAATTCACTTTGTAGAAGTCTCGGACTAACTGTGTCGGAGGTGTTTCCTGGTAGTCGATATGCTGCCAGCCTTCCCACTTTGGGTGCATTTTGCGAGCAATACCCGCATAGGTCTGACCGCCACGATCTCCTTGGACTTCATGAAGAACGTAACCTCCCTCGTCCTCCATCATCTTGTCAAACGCTTGTTCAAAGTTAGCCAACGGCTTGACCTCTAAAGTATGCAGTCCCCTCAATAACCTCGACAAGTTCAGGAGGCAAGAGTAGACCATCTTTGAAACACAAGACAGCAAACCCCTGACACCAGGGAACGGGATTGTCTTCGATGTAAGCAAACTGGTTTCCGGTTGGATCGGCTAGCATCCCTGTTGAGACCCCGTACCTTCTCCCGCGATAGTCGCCCCAGCCCTTGACCTCTAAAAGATGGGTATGCCCTGAGACCGTAGAGATACCCGCTTTTAGTGTGTTGTTATAACCTGAGTGGATACCGCCGTGTTGGAGTCTATGCTTAATCATGCAAAGGTCGTTGACCATGACCGACCAACTTACAGACCACTCAGGAATATGATCTTTAAGACATGTTCCACCGATCCCTCTGTACTCAGGAACCGCGCCTGCTAACCGCTTGTCGAACCGGATGTCATGGTTGCCTGTTGTTCGATGTAGGAAGGTTCCTAGACCTTTACAAGCCTTCACGATCTGATCCATATGCCACTGGACTGCTTCTAGTTCGTCACGAAGGTTTGTAACGGGTTCCCAGTCCATCGCGCCGTACTTGGAGATAGTCCCGCCATCGAGGATGTCGCCGTTTGCAATGACTGCTTTAGGCTTTAAGGTCTTGATGAGTTTTAAAAGGGCTTTGAAGCCTACAGAAGGCTCCCCAGGCATGAAGTGAGCGTCAGAGAAAACAAGGACATAACCTTCGGTTTCTAGGGTTGCTCGCCTGCGATTCTCTGGTATGGTGAAACGACCGTCTTTTGTGGGTAGAAGAATGTTGTATTTCTTCTCAATCGCCCTTCGTCGCTCGTATACATTACGAAGGGCAAGACCTATGCGATCTGCAATCTTTGTTGGGCTTCCTAACTCTTGCCAAACTCGGATGAACTCTTCATCTTCTGCCTTTTTTTTCACGCCAAGCTCCCCGCTCTATGCTCTGGATCATCTTGCGCGGAATCACCAAAGACTGAGCAATTGAGTCGTCAGTCAATGACTGACAAATTTTCACGCCCTGCTTGTTCTCTGCAATCAAGAAACCTACAGAAACAACAAGCGGAACCTGAAATTCCCTGGCTTTCTCTGGGCTATCACCCCAACCCAGAGTGTCGTGGCAGGCATCTTCCCAAACTACTTTAACTATCGGAAGATTGTGCTTCATTTTTCTTATCTTTTATGGCATGGAACCATTTCCAGACAAGCCAGCCGGACTGTAACACAATGTAGAGCAAGGTAGCAACTGCCACCCATTCATTCAAAGTCAAACCACCTACAGTTACCGCTGTTGTTATCGCTACCGGTGGCGCAGCTTTTGCAACTTCTGTAAGTACATCTGACTTTTGTTCCGGAGACATGACAGCACCTATGGATAGAACGGACTGGTTGGCGATACGGTTACTGAATTGTTGTTAGTAAGCGTCCAAGGACTACCGCTGTTAGCTGTTGAATTATCCTTGATCGTTGATGACTGACAAGTTAATAAAACCGTGTTTGATACGTTTGTAAGTGGTGAAGTCGGTACAGAAACACTAGACACAGACGTTCCAACCCTCCAGCGTAGATTAGAAATCTTACCGCTGAAATTATTGCTGTTAGCACCTGATAACCTTCTACCAACTTGAGCAACGCCGGTACGTCCCCACGAAAACCCTGAATTGGTTGTGAATTCTTGGTTTCCGTCTATCCAAATTCTTAAGCCACCCGTCCCCGTAAAACCATAACTAGCTGCCACATAAACCCATTGGTTTGCCGCAACCCCATTGGTAGTCTTGTAAGACGCGTAAAAGCCGCTAGATGGCCTGTAAACAATGATCTTATTCGTGCCTGACTCAATAGCTAATTCCATTGCGCCAGTAGCATAAGTGCTATCCATTGCTACATTAAACAAGGCTTCTGTAGAGTCAACCGTACCTGTCACATAGATAAACATTTCAATCGTCCAGTTGCTTGTGCCGGACGGAAGAAATGCAGAGCTACTTGGTGTGCTTAAATAACTTGTAGCGCCGTTAAAGACGTACGAATACTCACCATCAACAATGACATTAGACGCTGCTGGAGAAAAGCCTCTAGCCGATCCAGCGCCAAATGCAGACAAGACAGGCATTATGCAAACCTCGTCTGCGAGGCAAGCGCAGTAAACGAACCTGACCCTACCTTGATAAGCGTATAAGTGTAGACATCAATGCCGTTCGTGTTACCTGATGTAGGCGCAGAACCACCTGACCACTTAGGTACAACGCTAGAACTGTCTACCGTGAGCGCACTGGCGTAGTAAGCAGGGCTTCCCTGTGTGGCTAGGAATGTTACCGTTACGCTTTGGCCCGTGGACATGATGCTGTTAAGCGTTGTTGAACTATTGCCTCTGATGTTCAACGTCCAGTTACCAGAAGCATTGTTGGTGTAGTACAGGATTGACTGCGTAGATACGTCAAAGTCAACCGTACTTGAAGCAGCGCTTGCAGCAATGGTTACTGTCTCAGCGGCAGCAGATAACCGAACCTGCATGGTTGTCCCGCTAACACCAAGCACCAACTGATTAGCAAACGATACATTCTGGCTTGCATCAATTGTTAGAGCATTTGTGCCATTAGTCTGCAAGTTAAGGATGTTGGTATTGTCTGCCGTAGAGACAATGCCAATCCCTGATGTAGCGTTGATTGTGTTAGCCATTTTGAGCTACCCAAGAAGTTGTATCTTCATCCCAACTGTACATCTGACCGTCAGTCGGCATGGCTACAGGAGGCTCCCACTGTGCGTCTGCATTAAGCGTCCATGACGGAAAGGGCTGCGGAGGAACAAAAGCATCTATGTCTGCTTGGTAGGTGTAACCAATACCAGCGTAATTCTTACGCATGTTTCCGTTGTAGGAGGTTTGCTTCCAAGTTCCACCAAGAATCTTCTCAAGGTGCGCTGCGCCGATATGCTCCTTCTCAACGCCAGAAGCATCGCTGGTGTCTTTGTTGTCAACTACCACCACCTGAGTGACGATGTTGTTTTCATCAATCTTTGCGAAGTGAGCCATCACGCCTCCAGCTTTAATCCAGTTAAGTCCATTTCTTCCCCGACAACACCGACAGGAAAGGTATTAAACGATAGTGAGATTCTTGTGTCATCGCCTTTGACTTCAGGAACCATATGCGTCAGTGACGAAGGAAACAGAATCAACTTACCTACATTCGCTTCAAACCACCATGACTCTGAGTTGTACGGGTTCCATTGCTCTGGCGGGAACTTGATCTGCTGCCAACCATCACGGTAGAAGTAAATCTTGTCGTTGGCATTGGTTTGCACATAAAACACGCCACTGATATAGCTATTAGGATGTGCGTGTTTGTGGTGATATTGCCCTGGCTCCGAGTAATTGCACCAGCTTTGAGTGACTCTCAGGCTGACATTGTGCTTGGGATTGACTGTGCTTTTGAAATAATCCGATACCGCATCTTCTATGAATGAACGCAGGCTTGTCAGCGCAGGATCACGCAATACAAAGTTGTTGGTAGACGTGGTGTTACCCATGTTAGGTCTTGTTTGCAGTTCACGGATGAAGAACAACTCCTCATCGCTCAGAGGTCTACCAAGCTCTGCAAAGCCTACAGGGGTGGGGAATAAGTTATGCAACTGCACGTTCAAATTCCTCACGGGCAATGCCCATCTCTTTTAACTGATCGTCGGTGTAGATCGTTGGGATGCTGTCCTCAAACTCTCTGATCTTGTCAATAACCCAATACACTTCTTCTATGCTTGGGCATGGCCGTGGATCATCCCATCTCGTGAAGACGTTGTTTGATATTTCCCACTTAGCTCCAGGCCTAAGTAGGTGCATGGCTGTGTCAATGCCAAGGAATTTGTAAACTTTTGTAGTCATGTTATTGATTGATTTTGATGATTACGATACCGGAGCCGCCTGATCCAGCAACACCATAACTAGTGCCGCCCCCGCCACCACCACCGCCACCGGTATTGCCTGTACCAGATGTTGCCGGGGCATTGTTTTCCCATCCACCAGTTCCACCGCCACCACTGCCCCCTGTATTAGCTGGCCCTGTAACTCCTCTACCACCACCACCGCCACCGGCGTAAGTTACAGAAGAACCAGATATGGAAGAAGATGTTCCATCCCCACCATTCCCGCCAGCATATGCAACAGGGCTAGATGTTCCATTTGATCCAACAGCAGAAGCGCCTCCTCCTCCTCCTCCTCCAGTAGTATTCCCTACAGCGCTGCCACCATTATTACCTTGTGATGGGCTTGTTGAAGGAGTATTCCCATTTCCAGCCGCTATTGGAGCAGGAGTACCTGAAGATGGGTAATTACCTCCTCCGCCGCCTCCTGAACCACCACTTAAACCAGCGGTTAATACTTTCCCACCCCCACCGCCTCCATTTGATGTAATAGAGCTAAATATAGAATTATTTCCTGATGTTCCGCTTGATTTAGGAGTTCCTGTTCCAGCCGATCCCCCACCTCCAACAGTAATCGTGTAATCTGTCCCTGCTGTAACGCTTAATCCTGTTCCAGTTCTAAACCCTCCAGCACCACCACCACCTCCTAAATCAAAACCACCCCCGCCCCCGCCAGCAACCACAAGATAGTCAACGCTGGTCACACCTGTCGGGCATTTCCAAGTGGTAGTGCCTTTGAACGTAAATACGGTTTGGCTTGGTACGGTGTACTTGAGGATAACAATTCCGGAGCCACCTGCGCCACCTGAAGAACCCCCTGATGGGCCTGAACCCGCTCCACCACCGCCACCACCGCCTGTGTTAGCTGTTCCAGACTGAGCAGCAGGCCCGCCATCTGTTGCTGAACCATTACCACCACCGCCAGCACCGCCAGTTCCTGCGGCTGTACCATTAGGTGTATAGCCACCTCCACCACCACCACCGGCATAGGTAACGGAAGATCCAGTAATTGAAGATGCTGTTCCGCTACCACCGTCTCCTGCTTTTGTTGTTGTTGCATTTTGCCCAGCCGCTGATGCCCCACCGCCCCCTCCGGTACTTGAAGGTGATCCGACACTGTTTCCACCGTTATTTCCTTGAGAAGGGCTTGTGGATGGCGTGTTGCCTGCGCCACCAACAAAACCAGCACCCCCGCCCGCGCCACCACCAGAACCTCCACTGTTGCCAGGGAATCCTCCGCGCCCTCCACCACCGCCACCAGCAGACGAAATAGTGCTAAAAGGAGATGGCCCTGCAATTGATGAGGTGCCTCCAGCAGACCCATCTGCGGCGCTTGGTTTTATTGCTGCTGCTCCACCATTTCCAACGGTAATTGTGTAATCCGATCCTGCCGTTACTGCCAATCCTGTGCCTGTGCGGAATCCACCTGCGCCGCCTGCACCACCAAAGTTAGTTGCACCCCCGCCACCACCAGCAACAACCAAATACTCAACCTCTGTAACACCAGTAGGGCAAGTCCAAGTAGACGTAGCGGTAAAGGTTTGGACGATGGTGTATCCAGCCGAGCCTCTAAAGGCAGCGGCAATTATTGCCGATAATGCGCCAGCCATCAGGTTACTCCCGCTCCAGAAACATACCAAGTATCGGTTGCCACCTTCAGTAAGGTAGCCATACCTTTTGTTGCCACTGTCCTATTGCCCGTTGCGCCGTTAGCAAGCTGAAACGTCACACCAGCACCAGAAATTGTAAGATTTCCAGAGTTGTTATTGACTACAAGAATAACGGTTCCTACGTCAATTGCTGTTGTCGCATTTGTGTTTACCGTAAGGGTAGCAGTAGAGCCGCCCGTAAAGTAAATATGCTTGCCAGCGTCTGATGCCGCTACCGTCGTATTTGTACTCTGCGGTGCGTTTATATAACCAACCGTAAAAGTCTCATCAGGAAACGTAACCGTCCTGTTAGCAGACAAAGTAGCCGGTGTTAGCGTCGTTGCATAAGAACTTGTCCCTCCAGCCCTACCAGCAACCACAATGGCATCTTGCGTTGACGCAGCCTCAGACCTAACCGCATTAGCAGCCCTGAAGGTTTGCGCTGCCGTAAAAGTATTTGCCGACCCTGTAGACGGTACTGAAGCAAATGTAAGATTGCCTGAACCGTCTGTAACAATAGCTTGGTTTGCACTTCCATCAGTCCCTGGAAGCGTAAAGGTCGTATTCGATGAGGTGTTAGCAGACTGGAACGTAGTCGTTCCTGTTCCAGACGCATTACCTTGTAGCTTAATCTTACTCATATCGCTTCCTTAACCTAAAATCATCCAGGCTTGGCCTGTGCCGACGGTGACTGAATACCCTGCTGCAACCGTCACCGGTGACACCGATAGACCGTTGGTGTTGCTTGAAATAGTGTAATTCTGGCTAATCTGAATCTGCGACTCAAGAACTGGGCCACCCGATCCACCACCCCCGCCAGTAGCCCAAGAAAGATT